TAAATTAGGTAAAGGAATCGCAGATAATGGACACTTTTTGGGTAAAAGGACTCTTCTATATTTTGGACATTTTACTTTTGCACCAAATATCCAAGCAACACCATTAATGATGTTACATAATAGTACAAATATGGTAAAAATTACTGTAAGAATAACACTAAATAAAATTCTCAAATATTTGTATAAAAAACATATTACATGACCAACAACTGTTACAGCCAATAAGATAGGTGTGAACAATGTCATTACGATGTTAACAACAAAGAATAATAAATCAAAGTTTCTAACCCCATCATTGACAGGGAACTTATTCGTATCATTCTCACATCCCCTATCCAATACCTCTTTAATACCTAAGAACCTTGCACGACCATAACCCTTTCTATACTCATCAATCATTTGTGACGGTGTATATACTTTGTTATAGTTCATTAAATAAAAAGAATCCTCACATTTAATCGCAGCATCCTTATCGGCATATTCATCCCAATCTAATGAGAACGCATATGACTTTTGAAATTGAACATAATCATAATCATATTGCTTGACCTGAACGGTAACATCATTACCAATAGTTGTTGGTGGATTACCAACCTCCTGAGTTTTCTTAGTGACCTCAATAGTTAACGTACCACCATTAGGGAACTCAATCCACTTCTCATTTCTAAGAATACCATTAACATATAAGTTAATACCCTCCAACTCCTTATTAAAAGGAATAGTCACAGTCGTATTTGATGGAATCAATATATTCTTGGTTTCAACAACTTGGCTTTGGTCAAGGAAATCCACATCAACAGTAGTCTCTGTACTCTTAGTTGACGGGTCAACACCCGCATTCTGTACCGTACCATTCCAACCATACTCACGAATCTGAGGAACAACAAAGTTCGCCCTCAAAACATTACCCTTAATTGGGAAGAACTGGTCTCCCTCAAATGGTGGTCCATTCTCCTCTGACTGATACTTAACCTTAAAACGATATTTACCCTTTGTCGGAATACCAATACTTGGGTCTGTTGACAACACAGTCTCACCAAACTCATTAGTAACCACATAATCTAAGTTCATCGGAATGTCGGTAACAAACGCTCCGTTCTCATCAATAACCTTACCCGAATTAGGTAAACTATATTGTTCTAAGACAGGGTCACCATTCTCATCTAAATCAACCGTTTGTCTAACCGCCAATATCTCACCAGGACCCGTACTTAAATTACATAAGTCACCCTGTTCAGTTCTTGGTTTACAGTTCGGTTTAATTGGTCTACTCTCATTGTCCGAAAATATTGAACCCATAAACACCGCAGTCGGCTCTATCTCAATACCCAAATCCCTTAAGTCAAAATCACTTCTCGTAATACCGATGTTACAAATATCCTCTTGACCCCAAAAAGAGGCAACATCAATATCCTTAACTTGATTTATAATCTGTGGTAATTCATCTAAGTTTGTTGATGATTTAAAGTTTGGACCATCGAATTGTTCTTGGACACCCATATTCATACGAATCAAATCCTGAGGTCTCAAAGAGAAACATCCCATATTTGATAAGTCCATATCCATAACAATCTTCTGATTACCCAATGGAACACCAGTAATCATGAAGTCACCAGAGTCATTTGTCTTTACAGTAAACCTATAGTATTTGTCATAGATTTCTAATACCTCATTACGTGTTAGGACGTCACTCCTTGAAGGAAATGTTCCCGTAGGTGTATGACCACCATATTGTTGTTCGTAAGGTAAGAGATTGTATCTATACCCGTCCTCGTTCTTTTCGTTAGGACTCTTGTATGGATATAAGGCTGAAATTACAGGGTCTTCGAGGTCCATATCCTCAACAGGTATGAAAATAGATACTCTCGCATTTGGCACACCAAACCCACTATTGGCAACTACTCTACCAACAACCACACCATAATCAGCACAGAATCTTGAGTATACGTCCTCTTGCCTCAATTTCAAAGAGAGTATCTCAAGGAAATCAAAGTCTTGTTCAACATTTACACGAATGTTTTGGTCCGCACCTAGTTTGGTTTTAATTCTGTATGACTTAGACATAAAGTAGTTTTAAGATAAATACTTATTTATCCATTTTACAATGATAAACCTATAAGTAAGTTTTGTAAAATATATTTACTTGTAGTCAACTGTTTTAAGGTTCTTCACTCTAACCTTAATATCCTTCTCAGGGAATCTGACTTGATAGATTTGTGATGGTTCCGCAAAAATTGTTTCATTAACCAATTGAATCTCTTTGGTCTCACTATCACTATACCTTTGGGAAGTTTCAGAAGATGAATACTGACCACCAACCTTATTGATAACTTTCAATTCAGTAACCGATACCACTCCCGCAACATCCTGAATAGACCTTTTGATTTCAGAAACAAAAACATTCTGACCCATATCTCTACTTAATGGTGACATCATTGTAGTAACTTCATCAATAATTTTAGTAATTACCTGACCTTGATTTTGACCCGAATCTAATACCACTGAGATATCGTATTCTAAATCGATAACGTTACCAACATTTACTGAGATATAATCATTTATCATTCTATATTTTGATAAATAATTTGCAATATTTTGTTTTAACGTGTTTGAAACGGTTTGTGTTAATGAACCGTTGGCATCATATGACAATACATTAATATTAATTTTATTGTCTTTTTCTGTAATTGCTGTCTTAGCAGGTGCACCATACTTACCCGGCATCTTTCTAATGAGTGCGTTATAATCATTGATAGTTACCGCCCTGTTTTGAGATGAAAAGTTAAAGGTTACCATGTTTCTAACTTCTTCAATCGAAGGTTGGTTAGCACCACCAATAGCCGCAGTAACATTATTAACCGTTAGTGAATTAGTAACAGTTTGGTTGTTAGTATTTGAAGGTCCATTTACAAAGAAGTTAACCGTACCAACTTGATTAATCGCATTCACACCAATATTTGATTGTGTACCACCACCCACTCTGTACTTAACAAATAAAGTAGTATTGGCACTTACCGTTCTACCTAAACCAATATTGTTTTGGTAATCCTGTATTCTCAATGACACACCGTTTCTTGCAAACTCAGCGAGTTGGTCATCGGCAGTTGTTGTACCACCACCAAACTGAACCTTCATAAATCCTTGAGGTGTATATTCAGTGATGAACCTGTTTTCAGTATCAATGTACTTACCCACCTTTAAACCTGGTGAGTCTGAAGATTTTGTTGAATCTTCAATAAAAACATTTGTCTCGGCTAATGAATCAACCTCATACCATCTAACATTTGCATTTACAAACTCAGAATAAGTTGGTGTCGATTGGAACGATGTCCCATCTTTTTGAATGATATCAACCACCTCCAATACGTTCTGTTCAGGTAAGAAGAACTCAAAGAATGGTTTAACGTCATTAGGATTGATAGTTTTTTTGAATACCTTTGTCAGACCATTAACAACAACCTCTCTTTTAGTGATTGTATAGTTAATTAGTGTATTGTTAGAATCAAAGTTTGGTATTTTAGTTCTGTTTGGGAAACCCTCGTTATTATATTGAGAGGCGAAATTAATATCATATACATTTTCAAATACTTGACCCGCACCAATAACTTGTGAACCCGCTCTTAAAATACCTAAGTATCGAGTATCTTCTTGGTCACCCGATGCCGGTACAGTAATTGAAAAATCAACAATAGCCACCGATGGTCTGTTACCAGGAATCTTCAACCCATATGTTCTTGCGATATTAAATATCGACGAACGTTGTTGAGCATATTGTAAGACAGTCTCTTGAATACTTCTATCTATATGATAATGTAAATTATCACCGATAGCTGCGTTAAGGTCCATCAACACTGAATAAACCGCAGCGTCATTGAAGTTATCGATTAGTTCAGGATAATATTGTTTAGTGTAATTTACTAAGTCCTGTCTTAACCCTTCAAAGTCTCTTTCTGTATATGAAATCTTTTTACTTGCCATCTACTATTAAATATTGATAATTATGAAATCTTTAGACTGAAACGTACTATCAGTGATGGTATAATCAATTCTTAACTTCGCAGTGTATTCTTCAACTCCTCGTCCTGGTAAACGATATATCCCCCCAACACCTATTTTATCCATATTTAACTCACCTTGGGCTTCTAAATCTTCTAAGTAAGGTGTTATCGTAACGTCATTAATGGTGAGGTTTGGTATGTACTTTTCAACCGCATTGGTAACATCTTCTTTAATCGCCTGAAAAGTTGTCCCATCCATCGGTTCAAAAATAAACTCATATATCCTTGTTCCAAAATCAGGTAAGTAGTACCTACTTCCTTTCCTTGTTAAGATTAAATGCAATAAATCAGTCCTAATCTCCTCATCCGTAGTTTGAGAAAGAGAAAGGTATTTTCCATCAGTACTATCCTGAAAAGGAAAATTGATTCCATATGTTTTACCATCTGCCATTGTCTATAAATATCTTAAGTGATTAAATTATAAAAAAAAGAGGACCGAAGTCCTCTTTTAATTTCATTAAGTGTTAAAAATAACAATTATCCCTCACATGCTACACATTGTAAATCGTTCAAGTTAAGTCTCTTTCTTGCGAAAGCCTGAGCCGAGTTCATTGAGTGTTGATAATATAGTGTCTTAACACCCAACTTCCATGCGTCAATAAGAAGTTTGTTTACATCCTTTGTCGGCATGTCAGGTGATACCATTAAGTTTAGTGACTGTGATTGGTCAATGTAATCTTGACGAACCGCTGCTTGATTGATGATAGATGATTGATTGATTTCCGCAAATGTTCTAAATACATCCTTTTGTTCGTCACTCAAAAACTCTAAGTGTTGTACAGAACCATCTTGTTTCTTGATACTGTTCCACACCTCTTTAGTGTTCTTATCCATTTCAATCAAAAGTTTCTCAAGAACAGGATTCTTAATTGTCACCTTCATCTTAGCAACATCCTTTACGTAACAGTTAGACCAAATTGGTTCAATAGATTGTGATACCTGACCTAAGATAAACGCTGAAGATGTTGTTGGTGCAATTGCATTCAACGTAACGTTTCTTCTACCGTAACCTTTTAATGTTTCAGGTTCACCAAACATCTCAGCCAATTGTTCTGACGCTTTGTATGATTTTTCTTTGATTAGTTTAAACACCTCGACATTAAGTCTTGCAGTCTCACGAGTATCAAATGGTAACCCTTTAGACTGTAGGAATGAATGCCATCCCAATACACCTAAACCTAATGCTCTTTGTCTCTTAGCGAAATTGTATGATTTCTCCAAATAGAAGAATGCTCTCTTACCTTCAATAGTTCCATTATCTCTAATATCCTCAATCTTAGTTAAGAACTCACTAACAACCGCATCTAAGAACATTACCATAGTCTCAACCGCATCCGTATCTTTCCACTCATCGTAATGTAAAACATTCATAGATGATAATACACATACAAAAGACTCTTCCTCAGAGTTGTGAAGTGCAATCTCAGAACAAAGGTTAGAGTTATAAATCTTCATGTCTTTATCACGATAAACCTCAGGTGCTTTGTTATTCATAGTATCATGGAACATGATGTATGGGTAACCAATCTCACCTCTTCTTTGAATAACCTTAGCCCAAATCGCACGTTTCTCATTATCACCCGCAATCATATCTTTCATAAACTCATCAGTTACAGTGACTGCGTGAGTTAAATCTTGAATAGACGCACCTTCAGTACCAATCTCTAAGAACTCCATAATATCTGGGTGTTCTAAAGGTAGGTATGGTGAGAAACGACCACGACGTGTTGAACCCTGAGAAATGTTATCGACAACACTTTCAAATAAGTTCATAAAGTGTACCGAACCTGGTGCCAAACCGTTATCCGTAATTTCAGCACCTCTATGTCTAATGTTACCAAAGTAACCTGAGGTTCCTCCACCCATCTTA